ACACAATCTGCCATTTCCTTCCAAACTGCTTCTGCACGTCCTTCAGCAACTAGCTGATATGCAGCAAGAGCAGCAGGGTCTTCTGATGCTTCATACTTCTCAAGAAGTGATGCACCTTTTGCCTGTGGCTTGTCAGCTTCAGCAGCAAAAGCAGCAGCAACATCTAATGGGCCACCAGTGATGTGCTCGATAACTTCCTTAACCATACGGAAGTGCTTTGCTTCGTCTAAAGCTTGCTTACTTAGTAGTTCTAAGTCTTTTACGTCTGTAGAAGGATCTGCGGATGCAACTTGACCAGCGATAGCATACATGTTCTGAGCTTCGTTGACCATACGTCCACGGAAGTGCTCGACTAGATACTCATCACTTGGGCTAGAAGCGAAGAAACGACGAACGTTTGAGCGTGATGCTGCAAACAACTCACTGTTTCCTTCCTTGATCTTCTTGACGAAATCTGTTCCAGAAAGCATTTTAAATTTCCTATCTACAGTTTTATTTAGTAAAGATGAAAAAATATCTAAGATGTCCCTGCTTAGTATACTCGGTTTCAATACATTTTATATTATAATTGAATTTCTCAGCAACATTATGAATCTTATCTATTGACCATGGATACCATTCAATGTCTCCATAGTCTGCCCAGTCATGTGGTATACCAGGATTCACTCTGAAGATTGCTTCTTTCCTCCATAAGACATGAAGTTTCTCTAGTTGATAATCAACATCTCCAAAGTTTATAGAACCTAGACATAAAGCTATTTCAAATGGTGTTGAGATATACTCTTCAACTGATACCTTTATATCAGCAGCATCATTATAGGGATCTATTCCAATAAGATTTTTTATCTTTCCTTTGAATCTATTGTACCCACACCCAACATCTAAGACACTAGAAGGCTCTTGAGCATTAACATAATCGACCAACTGATAGCCAGAATGCTCAAGAGATTCAAAATTTTGATCTTTCCAAATCCCACTAAAGTAGGACTGCATTATTCAGGTTGACTTTCTGCAGGTGGTTCTTCTACCTGACCACCATCTACTTTTGGTGGATTAGTAAATGCTTCTAATTGCTTTGTTAATGAAATAATTTTCGCTTCAAATGCTATATTCTGTGTAAGAAGACCGTTGATCTTACTCTGATAAACTTGTAATAAGGCATTTACTTCTTCAGCGTTCATGACAATGTTTCTAAACTATCTTATATATGCTAGAACGATCCACCGTCTATGGTTATATTTTCGAGTGAACGGGTAGTTCCCGAACATGAAATTACTTGTGTTGCACCTGCACAGTCATTCAGGTATAGAGATCCAATCTCTAAAGCACCCCATGCACTGACTGTTAGAACACTAGAACTTTCAGATACTTCAGATCCAATAGCAATTCTACCTGTTGAGTCATCCCAGAATACAGCAGCTTTCTTAGCAGTACCACTGAAGTAATTCATTATAAGACCAACGTCCTTGTTGGTATCACTAGTCAATGCAGAACCATCTACAACCTGTAGTTCAAGAAGAACGTCTTCTACAGTTGTATTGACAGTATTGATCTGGGTAACAGAACCACTGATAGTTAGATTACCACCAACAGATAGGTTACCTGTAGTATTCTGGTTACCAGTAACAGTTAGTTGTGATCCATCAAAAGCAAGGTTTGCATTATCTTCTAATTCTCCACCAGTACCAGCAAGTACAACTCTACCTGAAGTAAGATCACTTACTTTAGCAGATGCCATGGTTGTAATACCAGTGACAATAGCATTTGTTGATTTTAGAAATGTAACTGTACCTACACCTGCTACATTTACAGATGATGCTGCCTGACCTGGTGCTGTATCGAATGAAAGATTACCAGAACCATCACTCTTTATAAATCCACCATTGATAGCAGCCGCTGGCATTACATAGTCTTGATCACTACCCAATGTTGCAGGTGCTTTTATTGTTATTGCATTTGCTCCATTATCTCTTGCTTCTACAAGTTTTACTCCAGACGCTGCTGTAGCACTACCTTCTTCCCAAAATCTTCCTGAACCTATAAACTTATTATTACTTGTCGTAGAGTCTATACCAACATATAAATCAAATTTATCTGAGGTAAAACCTGGTTCTCCAGCTTGTAACCCAGGCAGACTAGCAAGGTTACCTCTTTTAAATTGTAAGACTGGATTCGCCATTTTTTAAAACTTTCCTTCTTAGTATTTAGATTTTATGCCCAAGTGCCGCCATCAAGGTCAATTTTATTATCTAAGGCAGTGTCAAGTTCAGTAACTAAATTGTTTATTACTGAAGTACTAAAACCTGTTGGACCCGATACAGACCCCGCTGCTGAATCTACAATAGCGTCAGGACTTATAAAGACAAAATTATCAGCACTGGCATCATAGGTTAGAACAAAATGAGTTCCGATACCTGCTCCGAGAGATGTTGAGATAACATCGCTAATTTCTCTTAGATTTGCCACTTCGTCTATTCCTAATCCAGGGGTGAATATGCTTTTTACTTCGTTTTCTATTACGAAGTAATCAGGAGATAATGTAACATTTACATCATCATCGTCAACAGAAAGAGTAGTAAACTTTACAGATGGTTGACCATCTAAATTAGAATCTGCTCCTGATGAAGATAGACTAACGAGATCAGCCATATCATACTGCTAACGAAGAATTTACTAGTGCTTGACCAGCAAAAATTTTGGTCTTTGAACCATTATTTAAGTTGGTGATAATAACATCATACTCGTATCTACCAGCAGTAATGATACCAGTCTGTGTGTCAGTCAATGATATTGTTAGGTTTCCTTGAGTTGCATCATTACCATAAGTAGCAGCAAATCCAACATAACCAGAAGCCTCCGCATGTTTTCTCATTTTTGCTGAGAAACTATAAGGAGTTAAATTCAAAACTGAGGAATCTTTTTTCTTTACAGTGAATGTAGAAGAAAAATCTGTTCCCTTTTCAATTTGTATATTTACTGATGGTACTGCCATGTAAACCTAGTTCAGTATTTCTATTTATTTTGTTTAAGTATTAACTGTTTCAAAATCTCAATTTCACTCTTCAATTCATCTAATTCATACTTTTGTTTCAAGCGAGAATCTCTATCGTTCATATAACGATCATACTCTCGTTTGTCTGTATTCACTATCGCAGTCGTCTTCAGATCCCTCTCTAAGGATCTGAAGTTCTCTACTTTTGCTCTCTTTGATCGGGAATGCATCGTCTAAAGTTCCATCGAGTACTTCGGCTAATAACCACCAAGCCATTATGCTACTGCTATTGCCCTGAAGTCTAGCAGTTCAGGATCTTGTGCCTGGTTAGTTGAAGAAATATCAATCTTTATTTGGAATCCAGTAAACTGTGGTAGGTCATCAACACCAAATTCATATTCAACGAATTGATCTTCTAGACTTGCATTAATCTTTCTATCAGATCTACCACTATTATTCTTCTCATTGATAACATCACCTGATGCATCTAGGTTATCATAACCTGGGAATAATGAGAATACCTTATCTATCTCATCACTATCAGCTCTATAGAGTCTATAAAGAACTCTGATGTCTGCTGATGGTGGTCTAAATGCAGCAAATAATACTTTCAAAGCAGTTGAAGGAGTTTCTAACCTAATAACCTTAGTTAGATATATGTTATCATGTGGATCATCTAAAGTATTTGCTCTTCTATCAGTAATGAAATCGGCAATAGGAGAATTAACTCTTGCAGACTCTGTAATAACAGAACTCCTGAATACATCAACAACAGGTGATACGTTAGTATTGAGAGTTGACAACTGCAATTCTATAGTGAATGACTTACCACCAGGAAGTGCAGTCATCTTAGATGTCTCATTATCATAAGAACAAACCATCTGAGGTTTCAAGAATCGTGTTTTTCCAGCAAGTGAAATACTTTGGAATCCCTTGTCAACAAATGAAGTTTCATTTCCACCAATACTTGTAGCAGAAGTAGTTCTTACTGAAGCATTGATATTGGTTTTTTCTGGAATTTGATGAGTGATATTTGGAATAATTGTCTCAAACTGAATATTCTTAGTTCCTCTACCTCTATTTCCACCACCATGCTTATCCTTATTGAAGGATGCACTACCAGTAAGTTCAACATGATACGAATCCAATGTCACCTTATCAACAATTGTATTACCAACATTGACCAAACTATGAGATGTATTGATCTTTCTTAGTGATACACCAGATAACTCATACTTCTGTATAGGAGTATCTATCTCATAACTTCTAGCAATAGTAGAATCTTGAGATCTTGTTATACCAGAAAGGTTATTTGTTCCGACTGTAGTGTACTTGATTACCTCCTCACCAATTAGAGCATATCCAGGATTACTGTTGTTTACTTGAGCACCTTCAAACCAGTTGAATCCTGTACTACTTGCAACACTTACAGTGCTAGTAAGACTTGCAGCATAACCAACGGTTAGTTTTGTAGGTACAGAATCTCCACTAAGACCTGTCAATGATACAGTATTGTTAGCAGCATGGAGTCCATGATTAGGATGAGTAACCTTGAAATGCTTACCATCATATTGATCTGAATTTACAGTAACAGTAGCAGGTGTGATGTTAGCAAGAGTTACACCATATCCTAATGTAGAATTATAATACTGTATTAGATTTGTGGTATTGAAGTTAGTTTCACTACAACTAGTAAGTACCAATGCATTAGTACCAGTAGTAACACCAACTGTTAGAACTAAATCTTTTCCAAGTCCTTTCGTACCAAGTGCAGCAGTGATAGTATCACCTACCTGATATCCTTGACCTGTCTGAACACCCTTGACAGTTGCTCCAGTTATAGCACCTGACGATACTGTAACGACACCAACAGCACCAGATCCTTTACCAGTTACACTAGTAAAGCTTACTGTACTATAAGTAGCATCTTCATATCCACTACCAGCATTGGTTACGGATAATGTATTAGCAGCAGTACCAAGGTGTGCTAATTTCTCAGCAACAATACCATCAGCACCAGCATTTGAAACTTGTTGGATCTTAGATCCAATATGTACAACAGCACCAGAAGCACCAACAACAGATGAAGTTAGACCTACAGTTACTCTCTTACCAAATGTTTCTATTGGATTTTCAGGTAACTTATTCCTTGTTCCCCACTCACTAAGTTGTGGATTATACATCCTCAAAGTACCAGGATCACTAACGAATTCTGCCTTATATGCAGTATACTTCATGTCCTCAAGTTGTGAGGCAGTCCATGTAGACTTTGTTTGACCTTTGAATAAAGATCCAACAGCAGGTTGTTGAGAAACAATAACTTGCCCTAATTCAGATAAGTTAGCAGTTGCTATCTCAGTTTCACCCATCTGAGATATCCAAAGTTGATAATCAGATGTATTAGAGTCTAGTACAAATGCATACTCACCTGTGGGTAAGTAAACTGGTGAATCAAAAGTAAACTTGGTTGGTACTGTAGCATCCGTAGATGTAAAGACCTGATCTGGGTTCAAGGTAACTTTACCATTCCTAGCAACACTCTGAGAAGGATATCCATTTACTACCTCTACAACAGCTAAGTCAATAGGAATAGTATTAGATTTATTCATGAAGTAAACTTCAATAGAAGTTAGGAAGATACCAGGATCCTCATCAACAAAGAAACTTTGTGCTAATGGATCACCATGATCATCATCATTATTCCTTGGTTGAGGACGAGGTGTATTTGTAATATTGGTTATATTATTTGTAATATTGGTTATATTGAATACTTGTGGTGGTGGGAATACTGGAAGTGTCCTTTCTAAGGTTAGTTCAGTAATCTCTTCACCTTCAGAGAAATGATCCGCAGCAGCACGAGAGTAGTTCAATCCAGGAATAGTATCCTGTGGTCTTATACTAGAAAGACGTGCAGTGTTAGTACCATTGTTGAATGAATCACCTGGGATATAGTAAGATCCAATAACAGCACCTAAATCATCTGTAATCAACCTAAGATCACTAATTACTGCCTCAGCACCACTTTCTTCACCAACCAGTCTCATTCCAACACTTGCAAATCCAAAGAAGTTTGCATCTGATTTTTGATTCAATGATGCAGTATCAATGTTAAGAACAGTTGTTGTTTCTGAATATGCTGAAGATAAACCAACATTAGGTGAATATGGGTTATTGGTAAATGTTATAGTAGGAGTATTATAAGGACCATCCTTGTGGTTAGGTGATGCTAATCTAAATCTTAGATCAGAACCTTGACTCACATTCTGTGTCGATACTGATAATCCTCTTACTGTCTCACCAGTTCTGAATGCACCTTGAATAGGTGTAACTTCTAATAGTTTAGGTATAGTGTAAATATTATTTTCTATCATATCTGTACCAGCAAACCAGTTATAATGGTTTGTTCCTGGTTTTAGTTTTGTACCTACAAACTGAATATTCTGTTCCCTCATATTGGGGATAGGATCAGTTGTAATAATAATATCGTTATTGAATCCTATTCCATCATCTTCTGTTTGGAAGACTCTTTCTGTGAAGACATCAGACTCAGGATTCAAAGTTAGATTACCTCTCCAACTTCTGAAAGCATATGGGTTTACACTTTCAACCCTAGTAGCAAAGGGTTGTTGGAAATCCTCAACTTCACTATAATCTAGAGTTACAAGGTCACCAGTTTTCTTGATATTTGTTGATCCTAAATCAGTAGCAAATCTTGGGTCTACAGTTAAATCTGGAGTACCATTTGTACCTACAATAGAATCAGATCCAACTAATAAATCAATACTATCAACATATCTTCTAGAAATTAATTTACCATCACTAAGATCATACTTCAAGAATGGTACAGACTTATCTGCAACATCAAAAGTATCGAATGGATCTACAACAAAACCATTCTTGAATCTATCAAGACCTGTAGTTGAATCGGTAATAACTAAACTTTCAGTCTTAGATTCTAACAATGAAAGTGAAGTAGTTTCTTCTAGATTCTCAATGCGATCTTCTAGTCTACCAATATCCTTCATCGTATAACGCTTATTAGCACGGAAGGTAATTGTTACATCCTTCTTAGGATTGTAAACATATGGTTTATACTCAATCTTAGCAATCTCAAAAGATTCACCAAGTGTTTCAGGTTCTACTGGTCTAACAGCAGGAACACCTTTTTGGAATGACCATGTAGAATCTTTATTCAAGAATAACCTATCAATTCTTCCAAGATAGTGTTTATAATCAAACTGAATATTCTCATCAGATACTAATACAGTAGCAGATTGACCAGCAGCACTAAAGTCTCTTGAATCGAATTCGAAAGGTGATCTACTACCAGAATAAGGAGCAACTCTAGGTCTTAGGTCAATAACATCTGTATTCCTAACATTATCGAGAGCAGGAACAGTATCATAATTAGCTTTATCGTAACTATTGACTGTTAGTATGTCACCAGAATCTTCTGAATTTATTGTATAATAATCATAGTAAACCTTTAATCTTCCTTGTGGTTCTGGGAAATTTTGTTTTCTAACCAAACGACCAAAGTCATAATACTCTTCTCTCTGCCCAGAATCTAAAATAAAGTTATTTCTTATATTTGGATCACCAGAATCTACGTTAGATAGAACTGCTCTAACTCCACTTTCTTCGAAAGTTACCTCTTCATTATCTGAGAAAAGATTACTATTCTTGAAAAGAACATCAATCTTAGTTGTACCACTTCTAGCAAGAACTAAAGCAGCTGCACCAGAACTTTGACCAACACCAACCTCACCTAATATAATATCACTGTTATTGCCATTAGGACCATTGAAAGATCCAAGAGTAAGTGATGGAACAGATGGTTCAGCATTACCTGAAGATTCAAATACAGCAGTAACTCCTACCACATCAGGAACATTAAGAGAAATTTCTCTATCCTGAACACGTCTACCATACACATCACTAGGTGTAAGACCGTCTGATATAGAAGTACTTACACCAGAATATGAACGATTAGATCCAGTTATATTAAGAATTGCTTGTCTTACAAGAGTCTTTTGTTTAGACTTAACCTTAGCTTTCTGCTGTGTACTATGTACAACTACGTTATTTGATTGTGATGCAGTAAGACCTGAAATAGTAACTCCCTTACCACCACTAGTCAAAACAACCTGATCAGAAGTTAGTGTTTCAACAGCACCAGTTGTATATACAACTGTATATCTCTCTTCATCGAATGGAGCATAGACATAATCAGTTCCTGTCAAAGATGGAAGATCCATTTGACCTGAACCATCAGTACTTTGTCCAGTACTTTCTACTCTAACCTGCATTATAGAATCAGTTAGATCAATAGATTCTATATTTGTATCAGGTAATTCTGCATATAGGAATCCATTGTTAGATGATCTTATCTTAGATGAAAGAATCTTTAAATCACTAACAGTTGTAGTTGAAGATGGTAATGCCTTATGACATACGTTAGAAATAGTGGCTGGAGCAGCAACTAGAGTTATATTATTATTTGCAGCACTAACAGCACTTACTTTGTTGTAAGTAACATCTGTTACACCACCACGCTTATATGCAACTATATCCCCAATCTTGAAACTTTTTACCCATCCAGCTCTACCACTAGTAACAACACCACCACTGGTTATACTGAATGAACGTCCACTAAATTCTTTCTTAGTTTCTAAAACTACGTCTGCAGCAAATGTTCTACTAGCAGCAGTAGATCTAACTGCCTTTACATCACTGAGATCATACTCAGTAACAGCAGTAATTACTCTACCATCTTCAGTACCATTAATGATAATTTGCTCATCAACTATAAACTGACCAGATACCTGGTTTAGGGTTATTCCTGTTGAGCTTGATACTGCAGATCTTAGATAACCTCTAGCACCACTTCTGCTACCTTCAATAACAGCAGGTAATGCAATAGTATGTGCTTGATTGACAGTCAACTGAGTGTCTGTCTGAATGTCCATAAGGAACAATTCCCATACACTAGAAGCATCTACATACCCTGCATTCTGTAACTTATAATCATATACCCTTGCACGACCTATAGAAGACCCTGAGGCAGTCGATTTAGTACTACCTAGTCTTTCACTACGTAAGTCAACATAGTCCGATGTAGCAGCAGAAAGCTTGATCTGAGCAGCATTTAGGACATTATTCAACCTTATTTTATTACCTGCTTGGAAAGGAACTACTGAACTTTCTACTAATTCAGTTGTTCTTGGTTTATCAACATCTAAGAATGTAGATCCATATACTTCCGTCTCATAACCTTTTACATATGCTTTACCTGGACCAACCCTAATATTCATTAGGTCTTTAGATGGTTCATTACCATCATCAGTTATAGATCCTGGATAGAAAGTTCCAAATACAGAATGCCTATCATTCAAACATTCCTTTGATTCTAAATCAAACTTTCTAACATAATAATTTCCACTTTCATCAAATGTCCTTCTAGCAAATTCTTTAGCAATCTCACTATAAACTGTCTTATCAGCAACTCTAGTTACTTCTCCTTCTTTAGCTCTAAGAAGTTCAATAAAACTCTCATCTTGAAAATCATCTATTTCTTTCTTTGTAAGAGTAAAGCTAATCTTTAGTCTGTCAGCACCAGGAGCAGTATAGTTAGAGAATCCAGCAGCATTATCATATAATGTATCATCATCAACTGCAGTTACAATGTCTTCTTTAATGAAGAATCCAACTCTATATGATGGTCTATTACTATATTGATCTAGTATTAATGTTTCTTGACTTACCTCAACAAATGCACCACGAGCAAACCATACACCTTTAGTAACAGTAAATGCAGAACCAAGTGCAGTTGCATTGGATTTTATAGCAGTAGCAAAATCACTACCATCAGTAATGGTAGTAGTACCGTATGTGAAATTTGATAATGTAGTAAGATTTTCTCCATCTAGGAATTGTTCTGAAGCATAATCATCAGAACTCTTTTCATACTTGACATAAAGAGTAGTATGATTTGTAATAGATGTAGAAGATGAGAGAACCTTTACAACTTTAGCTGTGATACCAGATGTCTTACCCTTAATATTGAGACCAACAAGCTTATCATAGTACAATTCTACGGGAACACCAAAAAACGTAGATTCTACTTTGACAGCAGTATATTGTGAATCATATTGGAAAACACCAGGGATAACTACTGATCCCTCTTTGAACATATGTTTACCAAACTTCTCTATCTGTCCTTGTAGGATAGATTGAAGGGTTGTTAGTTCCCGTGCTTGTACGGGAGTGCCAGGTTTGAAAAGAACTTTATTAAAGTTCTTAGACGATTCAAAATCATCAAAATATGGGCTGACATTTAAATTGGTGTTCTGTGGCATCAGATTAGAACTCTAGGATGATTTTGATATCTTCTCGTTGATTTGTTGCCCTTGTAACTTCTGGTCTTTGATCAACATAAATTATGTTTCCAGAATATTTTTTGATCTCAGGGTTGGCAAGACCACTGTTATAAGTTTGACCGAAATAATATGTTCTAGCATTTACCGTAGTAGAAACTCCAGTAAAATTAGTATCAAGTGCTAAGGTTTCAGTTCCAGAAGTAGTCGTAACTATTATGTTAGTATTACCACCTGTACCTGGTGCAGCAGTAAATTTATTTAGTTTGTAACCATAGACAGGTTTTGTGCCAGTAGAGTTATCAGTAGCAAGACTTCTATCTTGCCAATACTGCAACGTTTTAGTTGTTGCATCGTATCCAATAATCTTACCAACAGCAGTTGATCCAACACCAACTGTTTGAATAACATTTGCATCAGTAGAAACAACTAAACTAGTAGTTGCTGCACCTGTCAAACGTAATCCATAAACACCAGAAGCAGATGCTCCTGTTAGTAAATTTGTACTACCATGTACTTGGGGATTTTCAATAATTCCTATACGAGCAAACTGGTTTCCTGTGGGGAAATCTGGGTTTGTTACGTCACTATTTTCAATCCTGGAATATACAAGAACCTTATTAGCACCAAGTTCTCTGTATATGTCAGAACCATGTCCACCTGGAGGAGGAACAATAACCGAGAATGAAGCACCAGCACCTGTTACAACAGAGTCTAGATCTAAAGTACCAAACGAATATCCAGATCCACCATTCGTTACCTGTACTGTAGAAGGTTTACCATTGATAAAGGTGACAGATGCCAGTCCGTCTATTCCATCCCCTCTGATAGGTACGGCATTTTTAGTTCCGTTGAATTGATATGATGCACTAGTAACATCTTCGATGACAATAGTTTCAATCTTGCCATCTACTGCTGCATTTCGTACATCTGCCACATCAGTATTGGTTGCCCAATTAGCAGGTACGGGTACATAATCAGCACTATCAAACTTGATAATGTCACTAGGTTTTATAGTATAAAGATACTTCCAAACATACCCATCACTTTCCAATCTAGGTTGTAGATCAGTATGTGTTGGTTCCTCTAGAGAAATAACACCTGCACCTGAATTAGATGGTGCTGCTCCATTGTAAATGCACTCATAAACTCGGAAGTCTGAGTTCATTACATAGAAGTTTGTGTTATAAAGACTAGTGGCACTAGTTTGTGGACTCAATTTATTGATACTATAATCAGGACGATACATTTCATATATCGTTCCTGTTGTCCAAGTAATCTTTCTAATTACTCTTAAAACATCATTAGATGTAATTTTTTTCGCAGATATAAGAGTATCATAAAAATTATCATGCTCATCGAAATTATCGATGGGTGATGGTGTATTAGTGTTCCAGTCTGATGCAATGTCTGTTGCATTTGGGAGACCAATAAACACGTAATAGCTATTATCACTCGTCGAAATTCCGCTTACGAAATTCGTCGCATTCAATACTCTGATCTGATCGGTGATGACCGCTGGCATTATTTTGAAACTTTTTGTTTATTTATGTGTAATCTAGAGATAGTTTAGTTGTTCTTTGAATTTCGGGCGCAGTTGTTAGTCCAGTTAGACCATTAAGTGTGTTAGCAGTATATGCTAAACCAACAACTCTACCAGCAGCTAAAGTAAATTTAGCCCAACTATAAGAACCATAATAATTACCTGTACCAGAACTAAGTCCAGTAAAGTTGCATCCATGTCCTGATACAATCTCAGTAGATACCCTGATCGTTTGACCAGAACCTACTCTTGCAATATCACTTACTTGGAATACTCCATCAAGAGCAACAGTAGTCATACCAACAGTAGATGATCCATTGAAGGACCGTGCTGTTACACCACTACCAACATTAGATCTGCTAACCACAAAGTAGTCACCAGTTCCAATACCAGTTTCCGTATATCCACCGTAAGCATTATCTCTCAATACAGAAGTTGATGGAATTGAAAATTCAAACTGTATTCCTTTTGCAGTTGATCCAATACCTACAATAATACCATCATCACCATCCATTGATAATTCTTCTAGTTGCTTATATGGATTAGTAAATCCTGTTGTACCAAATCCAGTATTGTTTTTATTACTATCCACTATCCTAATTCCAAACTCAGTAATGTTTGGATCTTCAGTTTTTGTGAAAGCAATTACTCCAGACTGAGCATATATGGATGTGGAAGTCGTTCCTACACCAGCAATAATATTTGTAGCAGGGAAAACTTGTCCAGCATATAAACCTCTTGCCTTACTTACTTTTACTCCATCAACAAATTTATCATCCTTCTGTTTAGTCCAAGTAACAGGTCTCTTTGGATCTTTAGCAGCAGTAATACCTTGACCTTTATAGAAAGTGGTTTGTAAGGTATCTCTAGAAACTACTTCTCTAATAGTCCTTGGATCTTGAGTAAGAATAGCTCTATTTTTAGGTGAAGTAAAGATAGTAACAGTGTCACCTTTGGTTATTGTCTCTACTGCTGAAGCAGTCTCAATATCAGCATCAGTTCCTCTATAGAAAAGAATCTGACAAGTAGTACCTTGTGCTGGTGGTTCAGTGAATTTTATTTGTGTTCCACCAGTAAACTCATATGCAACTCCTGGTTTTTGTAGAACCTCATTCAAAAATACTAATAATATCTGATCTAACTCTATTACACTTCCAGTAATTTTTTCAATACTTAGATCCTTATTATTCTCTTGTATAGTAAATTGAGTTTTACTACCGTTGAACTCACCAGAAAAATCATCTAAAATTTGGAATTTACCTAATACCCATCCAGCGAACTTATCATCCATGGTATCGGTAATTGTAAATTCTGCAGGAACAAAATTAGTACCAGCACCGAAGGAAGTCGGTATTCCTGCAATAGTCATCTTCTCACCAATAGTATATCCATAACCAGTCTTGGTTAGAACAGGAGCAGAAATACTACCAGCAGCAGATACTTGAACAGATACAGAAGCACCTATTCCAGTTCCAGAACTAGTAAGTGCTAGATCATCATATGCATATGGAGCATCTAATCTCAACAATGGAGGATTGGTCCATGTATATCCTACACCAGGACTATCCATCCAAACTGTTTTTAGATGTCCATCCTGTATAGAGAAAGTACCACCAGCACTTGTAGTATGACTACCACCATCCACATGTACCTTGAATACAGTACCAGCACCTCTATAACCACTACCAGTAAATCCTATAGCAGCACTAATAGTTCCAAATCCTGAAACTACAGCAGTACCAATTCCAGCTTGTAATTTTTGATATCCAAATCCTTGACTATTACCAATCGATACAATAATACCCTTCCTAGGAAGTCTATTAGCAGTTACGTCAGAAGTACTATATGTTTCTGTTTGTCCTGCAATATCATTTCCAGTGAATACTATTGAAGTTATTCCTACAGTTTCATCATATTCATAATCAGTGTCTGGTTTTTGGAATTGATTATTAATTAGTATGATACCATAATCAGTTCCAATACCTGTTATATTAGTACCATTATTGGTAGTCATAGTAAAGGTTTTTGCAATACCAGTGAATCCTCCAGAAAGATCATCTAACACATAGTTACCACTATAGTCAGACCTCATAAAGGATCTACCTTGGAAAGTACTACCATCAACAACATCTGCTACAAGTAATTTGTGTGTACCAATACCTGCACTGGTCATTGTAATCGCAAGACCAACTGCAGCATTACCTCTATCAGAAGCAAGAGAGAATGTATTATTAGCATTCTTTATAATAAAATAATCACTATTAGCAACTAAAGGTGCTGGTGGTACAAGAGATCTTATTTTTACTTTTGTTCCATTATCAAAGACATCAGTAAGAGCAGTAAAAGTATTATCAGCTACATTAACTGCACTTGAAGTTATTCCAATAGTTTGCCTAGTTCCACCAAAAGGTACGTCTTGAAAATGTATTTGATCTTTTTCAATTCGATAATCACCTTTAAGTAAAGTTATTGCTGCATTACCTAAATGAGGTTGTTCATAAGTACCTAACCATGCCCTGTCAACCAAGACATTATTAGTAATTGTACCGAATCCAATTACTTGGATTCTCATAACTTCATCATCAATTTGCACTAGATCATAATGTTTGAATCCTGTTGTATCATGAAAAAGAACTTCACGATTCAAGACAGTTTTTCCAGTAGTCGTAGCAGTACCAGTTTTTGTTATGATTGGTGACTGCAGAACACTATCAATTGAAATAATACATCTACTATCTAATTTTTTACATTTGAAACTATGTGTTGTTCCAACACCAACAGTAGTCAAACCAATTGGGTTATTTGCTATTGCATGTGCTCTAGTAGCAGCAAGTTTGAATCTATTTTCATCAACTTTGATCACAAATACAGATGAAGGTAAAATAGTATCATTACCTATTCCAATACTTTCATGATCTATACCAATACCTCTAACATTACCAGCATGACTATATTCAATTTCTTCTCCAGCAATAAAAAAATGATTTTTTATTACAAACGTATCAGCACCTATTAAAACATTGGTACTAGATCCACCATCAAACTCATGAAAAAATATAGGATCTCCCTTATGAGTCAGGTTAAATGACTTCTGAAAACTTTCACTTTCAGTATTGAAAATTTTATTAACTGATCCTAACTGAAATGCCATTAGAGTGTAAAGGTTATGTTACTTGAAACAACATCTGGTTTATCGATCTTCATCTCAGAAACTCTAACAATATAAGCTTTATTAGCTAGAGGAGTAAATCTCAACTGAGTATTACCACCGATAACATATATATCCGTCGCTCGCATATCTCGTTTTTGATCGGTAGCGGTTGACAGGTTATTATATCTGTTCCAGTTAGAATTTCCACCATAGGAATTAGATCCAACTACGAACGTTGACCAAGTACTATCTGTGGTGTTTTGTATCTCAATTCTATATTTGCATGTAGAATAGTTACTGTAATTCTTTTGAGATATAATATTAGTACTAGGAGAACCAGTAGCAGTAATAGTAGTGTATGTATTACTCAAAGCAGTATCACCAATTTCATAGTTACCAGTAATTCCTGTACCAGTAACTGTCTGAGCAACACCAACATTACGAGCAAGTGTAGAAATAGTAACTGCAACACCAACAGGAGGAGTATGCTTCAATTTCAAGGTATTACTTGCCATATCAAGAGCTAATGCACCAACATCAGTAGTACCTAGCATGTTACCGTAAGCAGTAAAGATAACGTTATTAGCTCCATCTGCTAACCAAGTAAATTCATCAATTTCTCTTTGTCCACCACTCTTTCTTGCTGCAACCAATATAGTACCAGACTTATACTTAGTAGCATCAATCGAAATTACATCCTGCTGTACTAATGAACCATTCACCGCTAATGCTTTAGTTTCACCAACATACTGTTGGAAACCAAATGAAGTAGTTGCTACTCCTACAGCATTACTAATAATTTCCTTATGGAAGGTTATATCGTAAGCATAAGCTGAGTTAGCTGGTACAAACATTACACTTGCAAGTTGACCATTTGTACTAGTTGTAAATTCACCAAGATCATCATAATCAGACAATTCTGAATATGTGTTCAAATAAGCATCAGTTCCATCATGGAATACAACAAATTCTGAATACTGAGTAGCATTGAAAGATACTCCCAAAGCAACATCAAGACTTACCTGTGCGTAATATTTGATTGCGGTGATACCACTACCATCAGGACCACCTGTCAACATATCAAATGTATCAAGTTCAACAGATCTAATAAGATCTGGATCAGAATAGAATTGAGGACTTATATCATCAATTTCTAATACTCTATTAGTTTTACATATAAGAGCATCACCAAACCTTCCTGAGGTAAATGTGATCTCATCACTAATAGTTTCTTCTAGGTTAGTATTCTCAGTTACAATATCATATTGATGTCTATCGAATAAAGAAGCTTCAGCATCAAGTAATATAACACCACCAGCACCAGATGATATTCCAGCAACTTGTGGTGCTGTTGATGGTGTTGAGTTTATTATTAGATCAGAATGCTTCTTGAATCCAGCAATATGTGCTACTGAATCAACTGGTTCACTCCAAGATGCTATACCAACTGTACTCTTGAGAGCATAAGCAAAGTTCTGATAATAATCATTATCCTGAACTCTTTGATAGAAATCACTTAGTTTACCAGTATCTCTTTCCCATCCAAATGGTTTTTCGAAAGAACTATCTAATTCAAAGTGTCCAGTATATTCTTGAGAAGAATCTATTGTACCACCAGCAGTAGAATATGCTCCCTTTACAGTATCTCCCGTATTGAAACCTACTAAACTATCAATACGTAAAACGTTACGTGTCTTACCAATACCTTTGACTACTTCTGCTACACCTCCACTAGAACTAGTTACTGGTTCTCCATTTAGGAATTCACTTTCAACTAACGATACTTTGAACTTAGCAAGATCCTTATCATTAGTTACTGTTCCATATTTGGCATAGTCATGCATACCAGGATCTTTATCTACAACATAAGTTACTGTTGCTTGGTTTATATTTCCATAAGCGGTTGTTACTCCAGTTAGAGTAAATGGTTTATATCCATAATCTGCAGAGTTATATCCATTACCTGTCTGAACCCCTACGTTCTCTACAAATACTTTATCACCAACTGTAAATGGGAAAGGAACTGCTGTTGTAAATCCAGTCTGAGGTGTTTGTAATCTAAGAGTTACAGTTTTGGATCCAGAAGCATATAATGCACTAATAATACCAACACCATTAGTATTATCTACAGCATGTATTTCAACGTCACCACTACTTAAATTACCACCACCAGAAATAATCTTTACACCAGTAACAGAACCACCAGTCATTTGAGATTCAAATTGTGGTCCCTGATTTACTGAATCAGTTTTACTATTATAAACTACGAAATTTGGTGGAGTTAGATAATTTCTTCCTGTTGAAGTAATAGCAACTGAACCAATAGAGAAATTATCTTTTAGGAATAAAACTTGAGGGACTGCTGCTTGAGGTTGTAATGTACCATCTGAAGGATAGTCATAACCAGCATCAATCGTGGTTACTTTATCAATAGCACCAATATCACTACCAAATGCCTTTAAGGTTGCAGAAGATCCTGTAGTAGAAGCAACAGAAACTTCAGGGGTATCGATATATTGAACACCACCACTCTGCAATTCAATAGAACTAATAGGTCCAATAATATTCTTAGAATCAGTTGTATAACGGATTAGTGACTCACTACTATATCCAACTACCTCAGGAAAATCAAATAAATTGAAGTCAAAAGTAGTAGATGTTATGCTACTAATAGTATGCTTACCAGTAAACTTACTTACATTTACAAATATCTTAGAGTAATCTACAATATCAGTATTTACTTCAATTACTTTAGTATTCTGTAATGGTAAGAATTTATAGTAAAGTACTTCTGGAACTTGCTCTGTAAAATGAATTTTAGTTAGAGATCCTGCATTTCCAGGTATTCCAAAATTCTGTACTTCTATAGTAGAAACACCAGACCCTACAAATGGTTTATTATATTTGTTATCTAAGAAAAATTCTAACCTAGTATTCAAAAGTGAAACACTAGAAGTATCAACACTTAGAGTATCACCTTTAATTAGAGAAATAGGAGGATTGACAGAAGATCCAATACTTACAAATCTATTACCAGGATCATATGCTGCAGTAACAGAACTAGTAGCAGATGATACTATAGTCAGATCTATGACATCCTTTGGTCTTAGAGTATGAGGTTGAGCAGTAGTTGCAGTAACTTTATGAACTTTTGCACTAGCAGTTATTACGTCACGATTTGTCTTTAAGGAATGAGTATTACCAATAGCAACATTATTGGTATCAAACATAACTCTCTGCAAATCAGATCCAATACCAGATTGAGTGGTTACAATACCAACTAAACTATTATCAATTACTTGAACATATAATTCTGGTGGCAATGGACGTTTGAATCCAACATTCACCCTCTTCATTGCATCAGTCTGATACGTTAGGGATGTACCTGCTCCAGGACTATAGAGAACTTTATCTCCAGTAGTGAATGGGTGATCTGGAATGTATATTGATCTAGTTGGAATAAACTTATCCTTTATTTCGTTGCCATGGAATGCTACTATTTGATTACCGCCTCTAGCAGCAACACTAACAGTACTACCAATACCAACACCAAATGTCAGACCAACTCCAACAGACTTCTCAGCATTGAAATAATATGCCTCATCTGTAGGTGTACTTAGATCAAAACTAGATGGTGCAGTATAAGTAAACTCCTTTTCCAATCTAGTGATTTTAGTTCCAAATGTATGAGCAGCACCAGTAGTACCGTTCTGTGCTCTCAACATTTCTAATCTATTATTCTTGACATCAAAATTGAGAATTTTTAGTTGTTCACTATCAATTAGAACGATATCATCCACACTAAACTTATAATCGGATGTAACGTATTCAGGTAACCAATCAGTAATATAAACACTAGTAGTCATACCAGAAGTGGTTACAGGACGCATTGCCACCCCAAGATTGGTGCTAACTTCTCTTACAGCTATCGTTACAAGACCACCAAGTGAATCATGAGTATTTGTAGATATACCAACTATCTGTATACTTGCACCATCAGGAATAGAATGAGGATATGTTGCTATACCTATTACCGTGTTTTTCTCATATGAAAGAACAACATTTGGCCAAGTAGTAATTGTAGTTGTAAGTGTATTGATTCCTGGTCCTTCTATGCGACTAACTTTACCAATAGCACCAAAACCATCAGTTTCTCTATTATCAAAAACTAACTTGTCGCCAACATTATAATCTTGACCACTAATAATAATATCAACACTTTCTACAGATCCACTCTTAGTATTAGAAAGTTTAGCATTTTTACCAGTATTCTTATTTGAGTTACTTATAAATTCATATTCTGGTATGTTATGCGGTTTTGTATTCCTAACTAAATTCAATTTGACAGGATCTAAATCCTGATCATTATCAAATCCAATATTGAATTCGTTGATTCTGGAATGATAAGTATCACCAATAATATATGGGAATATTGGTCTTCTAACTCCGTTAAATGGATCAGTTGGGTTATTTACGGGAACTGGATCAACAGTAGTGTGATACGCATATACACCATTTGGAAACTCAGGAGTTGCAGCATATCTACCATTATGCTCATCTAAGTCACCAACACCCTCAACATAAGTATAATCTTCACAGAAAAATCCTGCAGGATACTTAGAAATATTAGGACCATCTACTCTTTGACTAGCTAATTTTATATAACTAGACTCCATATATTTGAATCCTCCATCCACAATACCATAAGGACCGTATATTGGGTTACCATCATACGCCCATCCAACAATAGGAGAATGATCTTGACCAACATCACCTAACCAATCTCTCAGTAACCTTGGAATGTAGTAATTGATATATGGATTACCTAAATCAGAATCTCTTGCAGTTTCATAGAATCCATCATCCTCATTGACATCACCATACCTAGCATACCTATCAACTTGGTTTACTGTCCAAGTTTTTATATTACTTGAGAAGATTGCATCAGTACCAGGTGTTTTTGCTGTAGCAGTTGTCTGTTCTTGAGTATATCCAATACCTTTATCAATAATATCAATCCTAATTATTGTTCCGTCATATACAACTGCCTTTGCTTTAGCCCCTACACCATCACCATCAATAATAACATCAGGTGTACTCCAGAATTCTGTTCCACCATGTTTGACAATTATTTGATCTATTTGACCATTTACAATAAACGGTTGTATAAATGCATTCTTACCAATAACTGTATCAATAACAGGTTTAAAGTTATCGTTGATAACAGTAGATCCCCATTCACTACCATTTTCACTAACATGAATAGATTTTACTTGTCCTCTTATAATAGGGGTAGCAGTAGCATTAGAAGTACTAATACCCTGTCTACCACTTATATCAATTGATATTGGAGGATCTTGGAATATATGTACCCCTAATCCAGAATTAGTAAGATCAATATAAGTGGCAAGAGTTTTTGAAGAAGATATTCTAAACTGATCATCAGTAATCTTATCAACATAATACTCTGTATTAGCAGTCAAACCACCAATAACACTACCAGTAGTCGAATACTTAATAATATCACCATGATCAAAACCATGTTGATTGATGTTTATAACACTAGTAAATGTATTCACACCTACAGTTGGTGTCTTGATTTCTCTATTCTTGAATAATCCTGAATCTTCTATAGCAATTTTATCTACAATATTTCTTCTAGCAGTGGTTTTGAACCTTTGCAATCCACCACCATTAGTAGTTAAATCAATAGTACCAATACCAGATAACGCTTTTGTCCTAGATTCTGAGATATGAATCTGAAAATCATCTAGTTTTACGACATAGTATGGTGCGGTATCTACCAAATTACCTGGCGTTATACCAATACCTATGGTTGTACTATCATTAGAATCGTATATAATCTCCTCACCATTCTTGAAACCATGCGGTTCTGAGAAAACAAACCTGTCTGTTGCTGTATTAACTACCGAACCAGTAGAAGTTGAATCAAACTCAACCGACTGATGGTCGGTCTTCATATTCGCTTTTAGTATAGCAGTCGTATTATTACCGCCTATTATTTTTACAGTAGGTGTTTCTTCGTAGTCTATACCACGAGTATTAACAAGAACTTCAGTAAGACTACCTTGAACTTGCGCTATAACCGAAGCACCAGCCCCAGTATGACCATCTTGATTGACAGCAATACGTGGTGGGTTGATTACATCATAATCATAACCCTCATTAAGAACTTCAACAGATTCTAAAGGTCCATAGTAAACTATGTCGGTTGATTTATAAGAATAAGCCTCAACACCATTAGCAAATAACCCAACACCACCTTGAACAGTTTTATCATGTTCTGAAGCAAATTCAGGTTCTTCGAACTTTCTAAGTAACTTTTGTGGTCCTAATGATGTCCCAGAGACTATTGAGGGGGTCAGGAAGTGGGTAGAAGTACCTGATATATCAGATCCACTGAATGCAGTAAGGAATTGCCCTCTACGGACGTTTTCAGCAGTATATGCAAGTTTTACAGAATTATCATTAACTTTCTTGATGTAATATGGTTGACCTTCATTTAAATTTGTTAGTGTGCCTATTCCTGAAGATGTATATACTATTAGATCACCATCATGTAAATTATGATCAATAATTGATATTTCTACAGTAGTCGTAGTTATACCTGAATTAGTAAACTCACGAATCCTTTTTTGCGGATCAATATTCCAATGTGGGAAACTATTAGACGCAACATATAAAGTATTATCGTCAGAATACGTATTTTGAACATCTGCAGTATATCCATCTACACTAACTTTTAATTTTCTGCGTATAGAATACTTTGTATCTGGATCTAATGTAGGGGTGTTTATAGTAAGACGCTTTGGAAGAGTACTATAAACGAAAGTAACTTTACCATCGAATATAACTCCATCTGGATCTATTACCTCAATTTCATCACCGACATATAGTTGATGTTCTGCTGATAGATCAACATTATAGTTAAATTGACTGACAAGTCCAAATCCATCAATTGCATATGTAGCAGCAGTATTATAGATCCAAGTAGACCATTTTAGATCATCTTTTGGTTTACCCAGTGTCTTTACATCAATATCAGATTCTCTCTGCTGATTCAATCCAGTTCCAACAAACTTACTAAGAACACCCAGTACATTGAAAATAACCAGTTTAGTTATATCACCATCTTCATAAGAATATGCTGGTATACCTGATGTAACAGTAGATCCAATACCACATGGAGAAGTAAGTGTTGTTATTCCAGTAAACTGTGTGAGATTCTTTCCAGTATAATCTATTGTTCCATCTTCAAAATCGAAAGTTCCTGAAGTATCAAAACCAACAGTAGAATCAACATTTAGAATTGTCGCACCTATAGGAGAACTTTTTGTAATAAATGTCTTACCTGCTTGCTTAAACTTACCAATAGTAGTACCTTTAGAGATAGAAATCTTATAAAAATCCCTATCTCCTATGACAGCACGTTCAACATCGTAAATAGAACCACTTGATTCAATAGGAGTTGTTTGCTGAATTAAACTTTGTCCAGTTATTTTTAATGGATTACCTAGTAATAATTCGCATACTAATACATCGTTTACAACATAATCCGCATCAGATGGTCTTACAAGGAATTTGGATGGTTGAACCATCTCAACAGTCTCACCATATAATGCTCCAAATAATATTTTGAACGCTTCTTCAGTACCTTTAGACTTATAGAAGTCTTTTGCTTGTCTTATAAAATTAGATTGATTTAGATCTTCATCAAGATTTCTTTCCGCAAAACCATGTAATACTTGTTTCTTGAGTTTCTTTCTAAACTCAGTTAGAAAAACATTAGATAAATTGGTAACTCTGGCATCCACAGCATGAGTACCAATACCAGTAGAAGTAAAAGTAAGATATTCTGGCGAGTTGGTTTTAGCATTGTTTTCGATGCCGCTAAATCCACGGACACATCCAGTAAAGGTATTTGTAGTTATACCAGTATAAGTGATAATCTCATCATTTACCTTCAACAAACCCCATTGATTAGGCCAACCTTTAGTTGAATCAACATGAATTGTATCTGAAATACCAGTTGCATATTGAGATATTGATGTGAATCCAATCAGATTCTCATCATTGAGAAAATCTAGTCCTTTATAATCAACTAAATTATCCGCAATATCAATTGCACCTCCCTGATATTCTTGGGAAATATAGTATTGTTTTAGAAACTCACCAAATAGAGGGTTCTCGGTATCAATGGATTCAGGTACTTGGCTCTGAATAACCTCATTGATCTTAACTCTGGTAAAAGATGTTGTTATCATTATCGGGTCTTCTTACCGTTTTGGTAGCTAGATTTAGGATCATATCTTGTGCCAGAAGTATTAGCACCAGATGAAATAGAGTCTTCTCTCATAGAGAAACTACTTTTTGACACATCAAACTGTAAATACAATTCCTTACGTGCTAAAACATCGTTTGATTCTGGAATTGCTTGTATTTCAATGATATTATCTGATAACGAAGTAGACGTTATATTGACAGTATCTATAATGATTTCACCCTTCTTATAATCAACACTACCAAATGAATCAGAAACAACAGTTATTTCAGTATCGGAAGTGACTTTGAATAAGAAAAGAGTTCCTCTATTAGTTCCTGCAATAGACCTATCTGAGAAATAAACAGTACCATTAACACCAGATACAGTAAATCCAGTAGATTTGATATTATAATTATTTTGACTACGATAGAAAGTATTATCAAAACACAGTTCATACTGAGCAAACTGGTTTAGAAGTGCCTTCAAATCCCTCCTTATTCTTACAGTAGTGATATTTGATGTTATTGAGGTATTTACATTATCAATAAGTGATAATATCTTACTATACTTGAACCTACCACCAAACTTGTTTAGTTCAGTACCAGACGCAAAAGAGGTAAGAGAGGAGATTATATCACTCTTCAAGTTCTCCTTACTACCTATAAAACTTGGGTTATAGTAAATGCAACTATCAATCTCAACATACAAGAACTTCAAATCAATCAATTGCGGAACAATTCCTGCAACAGAGTAACTTTTTAGAGATTTTAGTATTTGCTTCTTAGTAAACTCTGATAAGAATGATCCATTCTTAGGTTTAGCAGCAACAAAAACTCTACCATACTTCGGTGGATTTAACTCCTCACCACCAAATGCACTTATAGATTCTATATTTGGATAAACTGATGGTACAATTGCTTCATAATCTGACGCTGTTACCGCCCTATACTGTGCGGAATACATCCTTGGAGCATAATAACGAAGACTTCTAACAGACTCTATCTCATCACCATCTGCAGATGGGAAGTTAGGTGTTAGTATAGAGAAGAAACCAGATAAAGATGCTCCATCCTGATCCTCTAATGTTCCAGAAAAACTAAGTTGATTTACACCATTACCACCTTTACCTTCTGTTTTTATATAAGAAACATCTATAACATTACCATTAGTAAGTTTCCTACCAAATATACCATCACCAAATAATAACTCATACTTCTCATCAGTAGTTTCTTGTATGAGATAAATGTTAGATGTTGAAGTTACACCAACAATATTATCAACTAATTTGTATTCGGTAGTTGTTGTACTACCCTCATTGTCTCTAATATACACTCTTAGAGTAGATGTGTCTATACTATCATTCGGAAGAATAAAACGCTGATTTGGTTGAGAATCATTCTTAATATATTCGGTTTCTAAAAATTGTCCTTGAAATATTTCAACAGTACCTGCAGAATAACCATTGATAGCAGTACCAGTAACCTTTTCGGGTATAGAGAAAATATAGTTTACGTTAGATACTGAACCATTAGCAATAACACCTGGTTGGAAACTAATAGTAGTAGCTGATGTACTAAGACCTGTTATGTTATATGTTGCTGTTGTTCTTGCTGCTCTTTTTGACCTAGGAACATATCCAATATTACGTGCAAGGGATACAACGTTCTCTCTTAAAGTAGCAGAGTCAATGAATGTCTCATTGACCACCATATTAGTGTTATATGCAGTAAGATATGAATTATACGCTAATAAATTGATAATAACAGATAGGTTAGAACCCTCAAAGTCCATATCTGAGAAATTTGAGTTTTCTCGTAGATAGTCCTTTATAGAGGCTTTTATATCCTCAAAATTTAGGTTTGTAAACTGTTGTAGTGCCATTATAACCTAGTTGGTTCTAAAACGAAATTGATTGTTTGTTGGGGTGCATCCAAGCCTACTATGCGATATTTAATAGTAACGTCTAAACAATTGTTATCAGGTTCAACGATCAGATCAACGCCATCCAACTGAACTCTAGGTTCAAAGTTAGATAATACGACTTCAACTTCTGTTCTTATTGGATCAATATAAGTTGAATCAGCCAATTCAAACAATGACTCGGTAATTCTAGTACCTACAAGGGGATTGAAAACAGTCTCTCCGAGATGTGTCCTCACCAAATTTTGCACAGAACGTTTTATCGCATCCTCATTTTTCAAAACAAGTACATCATTTGTGATGGGATGCTTCTTAAAAGACAATGAAATGTCTTTAAAACCCTGAGAAAACCGTTGTTGTGGCACTAGTTTTTATAACCTTCGTATATTTAGTTCTATTTAGAGACAAAAAAAGACCTCCTCTACTGAGAAGGTCTTTATTGGATGCTCCGTAGCCTGATATTCAGTCGGAATCCTCTTCTTCGTGGCCAAGATATCGGACTTCTACCTCGTCAGGGTGTGGAAATCCAGAGTTGTAAAACTCTGCAGCTAATTCTTGAGTGATGTCAAGCATTTCGTCTTCTTCTATAGAAGAGAATTCCTTTACGCCCTGTACGTATATATCATATAATTCCATGGGCTGTAATCAATCTTTACAGGTATCTATATAATTCTTGTCTTCTCATGACCTACACGACACTTAGGATCACACCATATTTCGAATCCTGCTTTGATAGCATCAAGACAGAATGAAACATCTTCTCCACACATATCCTGTACTTCTCCTGATTCAAACACCTGCATTTGAGGAGCAAACCAAGGATACTTCATTTCCTCATGCTCAAATACACCTTTCTTGATAAGTAACCATCCGAATCCAGCATAATCAACAGTAAATGGTTTACGACGCTTTTGAATGCCGTCTACCATCTCATGATTCATAACCCCACCATTCTCTTTGAAATCATTCTCTTCCAACCAGTGAGCAACTGATGTTGTTTGACCGTCTTCTGTAGCATACCAACCGCCAGCAATATCCTTGTCCATCGATAACACACGATAAAACGACTCGTTGTTAAACACGATGTCGCTATCGATCCATAATTGATAGTCATATTGAAGTTTTCCGTCCCATGGTAATTGATCTGGTCCACGTAATACATTAGCACCTAAGCACTTACAACGTGCAAAGTTTACCATTGATGAATAATCTTGAGATATCTGTATACTCGCTCCGTTCTGTACCAATTCAAAACAGAGTGAGACAAAGTTTTTCAGGAAAATATATGATACTCCTCTACCTGGTAAACAAAAGACTATACTCTTTCCTTTGAGTTTTTCTTTTGCTGCCTCCAAGTCAAAGTCATCTTTATTTTCAACTGTTGGTGGCTGTGTTACCACCTTAAATCCTTTAGCCATACTATAATGGGTTGCAATCCAACAATATTATAACAGATTATATATGATCTATCAAGTCAATAACTTTATCAGCAATCAATTGATGACCTTTTACTGTAGGATGACCACCCCTTTTTCCATGTGAATAATTCGACCAAAACCTAGAATCTTGAATATCTCCTAAAAGATTATAATGTAGACAGAAAGGATGTATACCATCACATAATGATCTCCAATATCCTATATTATTATGATCTCCAAAACCATTTATCCTATGATAACGTTTTTCTGGTCTTTGTAATAAAATATCATAATGATCTGCTACCAAAGAAACATATTTTATACCTCTACTTTTACAATAACTATCAAATAAAAATACATTCTTCCAAAAATTCTCACAACCTACTATATCATTATAGACTGATATGTAATATCTGTTGATCTTTGTTTTATCAACTCCTGTAGGATACTGAACACACCAGTTTTCAATCTGTCCTCGACTAGTGAAGTATTCTAACCTTGATATAACAGTAAACTGTATAACAACAACATCAGGTTTATTATGTTCAAGATATTTTATTGTCTTCCTTACAATAGCATCATTACTATACCCACATTCACCTATATTCAAATGATTACACTCATAATGATCTGATACAAGTTTACTAAATCTCTGATTGAATCTATCCCCTAGTTCATCACCAAAAGTATAAGAACATCCACTAAAAAACAATGACTTCATATTTTTCATGAAATAATTTCACATCATCTTTGCTATTTACCATTGGTTTACCTCTAACATTCAATGAGGTATTCAATAACACAGGACAACCAGTACGTTCGTACCATGCCTCTAGAATCGGTCTTAGGATGCTTTCAGAGGTTTCTGGTACTGTTTGTACTCTTGCTGACCCATCAACGTGTAGACAGGCAGGTATATCGTCTGGACGAGTACATTGATAAGTATAAGACATATACCTAGAATGGTCAGGCATATCAAACCACTCGTGGCAATGCTCTTCGAGAATAGAAGGAGCAAATGGTCTGAACTTCTCCCTTTTTTTGATCGTATTGACGAGATCTTTTGTGGAAATTTCTCTTGGATCCGCCAAAAGACTTCTATTACCAAGAGCACGAGGGCCAAACTCTGCACGACCATTTGCGACACCAACGACCTTATTTTCGAGTAAGCTCGTAACCACTTCTTTCGGATCAATCTTACCATTGATGTTATGCCCCAAATACGGAGAAAATTGTACTTTCTTACCATATGCTAATAAAGCAGCTCCTAATGCACCACCAGCGTCACCTGGATTAGGCATAATCCAAATATTGTTATCGCTAAAGCGATCCTGTAATTTAGAGTTTACCACACAGTTTAGTGCAACACCACCCCCATAACAGATATTATTACTATATGATGACGCTATTTTGAAGATATCAACCAATTCTTTCTCTAATATAACTTCTGCACTCTTTGCAATATCACATGGGTCACCTTCAAGTCCACGTATACCTTTATGATTATTCCTATAAAGTAGTCGCTGTAACTCCTTGGTATGACTGGGTTTTCCGTAGGCTGCCATTCCCATGAAGATATATTCTTCATCTAACGGTCTTAAACCTGCCCATTTAGTCAACGCAGAATACCAAAGACCAATAGACTTAGGATACCGTCTAGACCACACTTTCTTATAAACTGCCTTATCATCTTCCATTTTAGCAACCCAAATGGAAGAACAATCCCATTCACCAATACTATCTACAACTACACATGCTGATTCATCAAATACTGATGTTTGGAATGCTGCAGCAGCATGTGACTTATGATGAGGAAAATAAACAGTAGGTTGCATTGAAAGATATCGTTCACTCCACCCTGCCTTCTGTCCAGCGTATATTTGTCTCGTTTTCTTCAATAACGGATTTTCATAGAATGCAACAACATCATCTTTGAGATTCAACCCTCTTGCAATCATTGATGCATTAAGATCCAAGTACTTATCATGCTTCTTCTTAGAGTAACGTTCTGAATGACTAGCATATAGGATACTACCATTATTGACTACTGCAACAGCAGCGTCATGAAACCCTTCGCTAAACCCTATCATATAGGTTTACCCCAAGAACTCGGCAAAGATCCAAACTCGTCTTTCCATTGCAGGTAGACTGGATCCAATTGTTCTCTAG